TGACGATGTTGAGGATAGCTTTGATTTTATGGCGAATGATATCGTATCATCAAAGGGCGCGTCATTTATGATGCTTAACACATTAGGCCGTGACGCGGGTGGAGATGATGTGGGATGCAATATAATTCGCGAAGGCACAATAAACGCCATTAATAACAATTCAAATATTAAGCGCGGTATTGATGTTTACGATTTAGAGAGGATAGACAATAAGCACTTAACACAATCGGGGGATGAGGAAAAGGGTAAGCGGGAAGCGATACAATCCGCGCACTACTTAGGCAATACTTCAAATCAAGCGCTTGGTGCAAAGGTATTAACCGCCTCACTTGTGGTTGATGAAATTACACTAAACATATCCCATGTTAGCGGTACAGACATTGTAGCGCCGACTATCGGAAATGGTGGTATGGACGCAACGGATGACGGAACACCAATGGGGGCTACCGATCTTTTACGAGTAACCCCTGTAACGGCTAATCTTAAGTTCCCTGAAGGGGTGGCGCCCATTAACGGATCAGATGTTAAGGTTTACGTTCCATATGGGCGTGATGGTGGTTTAGCGGCTGATCCTGATGTGATGCGCGATAATTCAGTCCTAGCGCTTCCAATACAGTCGGATATTATAACGGCAACAAATAATGACGCAATTCAATCATTGGACAATATGACAGGGTATTTTGATAGCCGTGGTTCTGTTAAAAATTACAGCGCTGGGGATTTAGTGTCTTCTATTGATACATTAAAGGGTGTGGATGCCTCTTGTGCATCTGTTGGTGCTACTAATCCTACATTTGACACAGATCATTTGTTGTTTGCGGCAAATAGTCAGCTTGTTATGGGCGCTTCTGGTGAGGCTAGCTCAATTCAGACTATTGCCATGGTTTTTGAAGTCCCTACGGCGGTCACAGCGGGTAATGTTATAGCGTTCTCTAATGGCGCGGCAACTGATAACCAAGCAAGAGCGGTTATAGCTGGTGACGATCAAATGTATTGGTCATTAAATCAGGATAGCACATCCGAGAGAATATCTAATGTTTTATTGCCAAATGTAAGGTATTTTTTAATGCTTGAATTCACAGGCGATAGTGAATTGAATGTTTACTGGGATCAGGTGACAACACCAGATTTTACTATTGATCCTAGGGATGATTTTAATTTGTGGGACTTTATATCTTTTGGAGCTAGGGGTGGTCAATCTGACGCGGAAGAAATGGCGCTATATTCAGCATTTAGAACAAAGGACATCTTAACGTCACAAGAAAAGACAGATATTTTAGCGCAATGTAATGCAAGGTTTAATTTGTAATTTAAATCTTCATAAATCGCCTAATTTGAAAATGATCTTATTAAAATGTATTATTTAAACCATGTTTACAAATTATGAGAATAAAGCAATGTCACAAAAAAATTATAAGAAAAAAATCGTATTAAACGCTAACTTAAAAGATTATAAGGCCGGTGATACGGTAATTATTGATACAGATAAGAGCGGCATCCCTTTAGCCTTGTATTGGCGTGATAGATTTAAAGATGCTGAGATTGACGGTTGCATCGAAGTCGTGAAAGAAATTAAAAATACCAATAAATCCGATAAAGGGAGCAAGTAACATATGCCTATTTCTAAACCAAGTGTAACGCTTAATATTATACCAGCTGAGCAAATTCTATCAATTAGAGAGCATCGCGTTCTTTTAGTTGGTCAAATGCTTTCGGGTACTGCCGTATCAGGTGAGTTAATTAGCGAGCTAGACGACGCAACAAATGAGATTAACGCCCTATTTGGCGAGCGTTCTATTATCGCAGAACAGGCAAGAGAATTTAAGAAAATTAACAGAATTACTGATATTGATGTCATTCCTTTAGACGATAACGGCGCGGCTGTGCAAGCTACCGCTGAGGTTGCGTTTAGTGGAACGGCTACCGCTTCGGGTTCTATTTTTGTTACTTTTGGCTCTGGACAAAGATATAAAAATAGAATTGACGTATCTATCGGGGCTACCGCGACTGAAATCGGCGACGCGATTGAAACTGCGTACGCGATTTATTCATCGAGCCCATTTACGGTCGCTAACTCAACTGGAACGGTGACGGCTACAGCTTCAAATGGCGGTACTCATGCTAATTCATGGCATGTTGAAGTTACTGGTGTTGTTGCGGGTATCTCTTACACTGTAACAGGATGGACAGGCGGGGCAACAGACCCTAGCTTAACAGGTGTTCTGGATGTATTGGGTAGCACACGTTACCATACAGTGATCTGGCCTAACAGCTATGATATCACAGTGATTGAGGATGTGTTAAACGCACGATTTAATGCTACTAATGATGTTCTAGACGGTGTTGCGTTTCAAGTTGTTAAGGGTACTTTGTCAAGTCTTAAATCGGCTACAAGCGCCCTTAACTCTCAAAGCTTGGTTGTCGTGGGTGACAAGACATCTAACGAAACATATCGTAAGGGTACTTCATACCGTGAAATTCCAGACGTTACATGCGCTCAAATTTGCGCTATTCGTGCCTTACGACTAACAACAAACGCTAATCTCACACAATACCTAACGACTACAAGCGCGTTAGATCAATTTGGTGGTGTTGCGTTGGCCTCATTGCCTTACTTTAATACTTCACTGCCTTCTATCCCAGTGCCATTGGCTCAAGATGAGTTTTCAATGGAAGATCAAGATGAATTGAATGGTGACGCCGTAAGTATTCTAGGTGCTAATCGCGCTTTTAATACCACATTATTCGGTGAAATGGTTACGACTTACTTAACTGATAATGCTGGTAATCCTGACAGTTCTTACAAGTTCCTAAACACTGTTGACACCGCAAGCGTAGTGCGTGAGACATTTTTCGTTAACTATAAGGACAAGTATGCCCAGACACGTTTGACTAACGGCGATTTATTGCCTTTACGTGATATGGCTAACGTTGGAAGTATTCGCGCCTTTTCATTGGAAGTCTACAAGTCGCTTGCTGAAAGTGCTTTAGTTCAATCAGGTAAAGAAGCAGAGAAAGACTTTTTAGATAATCTATCTGTAACTATTGATTTAGCAACAGGAACGGCAACGATTAATATGTCACCATTATTGGTTACTCAACTACGTGCCATTATTGGTACAATTCAAGTTAACTTTGGAGGTTAATATAAATGACTAACGCTTTATCAAATCCAACAATTCAGGTAAATGACCAAACCATTTCAATTTTACCGAATACGCTAACGTTTAAAAACGGCGCGGGGGATGTTAATGTTCGCGCTCAAAGTTCTGGTGGTGGTGGCTCAAGTGCTGTTATTACAGAAAATGCGGAAACTAAAATCTCAATGGTTAAGTTTTCATTGGTTCTCACTGATGTTAATAGGGATTTTATTAATCAGTGGCAAGAAAAACGATATACTGGCGGCAACTCTATTCGCTTCTCAGAGCGCGGATCGAACATTCCAGAAAGCTTTACAAATATGCACGTAACAACCGATCCTGAAAAATCAGTAGGCGCTGATGGAAGTGTCGAAGTTGAATTTATGGGAGATGCGGCATAATGAATGAAGAAATGAAGTTTCAATTATCTCAGCCGATTAACGTTTCTAATGGTCAAGGTGGATTTGATGATACACATGAATTAATTCTTGTTGCCCCTTCGATGAAGGATAGGAAGCAAGTTGCGAATTTACAGCAAATTATTGCACGCGCTCAAATGAATTTTATTTCTAAGTTTCCCCCTAGTCAATTAGAAGCTTTAAAAAATCAAGAAAAATCAGAAGATAAAGAAGAAGAAAAAGACGGTGATGCTATTCGTCAAATGATTATCGGTAGCGATGAAGATTTAGAAAATTTTTACTCGTGCTTCGATACGTTAGCGTTACGCGTTTGCACTGTTTTGGATGGCGTGTATCTAAAGAAAGAGCATTTAGAGTTAATGGCACCCAAAGATTACAGTAAAATGTGCTTTGATTACATTGCAAATTTTATCGAGTAGTATCTGTCTTATCCAAAGATTGTGATGGATGCTACGAAACTATATGTAATTTAATTAAATGGGGTGAGGGCGGATTGCAATATGACAGCCTTATGATTAAGCCATTTGATGAAATTATGAGCCTTCACAAACAAGCCAATAGAATTAATATTGAGACTAAAAAAGAAATGGATAAGGCTTAGGTATGGCTAAGTATTCAGTAAGTTACGTATATGAGATTGTCGATAAGTATTCAAAAACTATTGATAAGATAAGCCGTAAGACAGGCGACTTTGCACGTAAGGCGGCTGAAGCAACTACCAAGGCATCGCTAAGCTTTCAAAAATTTGGCAAGACACTGCAATCTGTAGGTACCAAGATGTTGGTAGGGGTAACTCTGCCTATCGCGCTAATGGCTAGGTCTATGATTAACGCCACTAGTGATGCGGAAGAAACTCGATCTAAATACGCAACTGTTTTTAAGGAAATAGGAACTCAAGCAGAAACTACCGCAGATAAATTCGCCAAGTCTTTTGGATTGGCTGGCACGACTTCACGTAAATTATTAGGTGACACTGGTGATATGCTTTCTGGTTTTGGATTTACCAGCGAAGCCGCCTTAAAGTTATCTGAAAGAACAAATTCATTGGCTGTTGACTTGGCGTCATTCACTAATTTTTCAGGCGGGGCTGAAGGCGCAAGTGCGGCATTAACAAAGGCACTACTTGGTGAGCGCGAAAGTGTGAAGTCATTAGGTATTGCCATACTTGAAAGTGACGTCAAAAAGAAAATAGCGCAAATGAGAAGTGAGGGAATTAAGTTTGCCACTGAACGCGAAGCTAAGGCGTACGCAACTTTAGAGATAGCTATATCACAATCTAAAAATGCCATTGGCGATTATGAAAGAACAAAGAATAGTTTTGCCAATACTCAGAGGCGCGTTGCTCAAAACAATATAGAATTAGAAGAGAGTTTCGGTAGGCTGTTGATACCGTCAGCAACAAAAGCTCTAAATGTTATCGATAGATTGCAAGCTAAGTTTATTGCTATGGATGAAAGCACTAAAAAAGTCATTCTTGTCATAGCTGGTTTAGTTGCAATTATCGCTCCATTGTTATTGGCGTTAGCCGCTATTGGATTTATTGCCCCTGCCGTGACTGCTGGTTTTTGGCTACTAGTAGCCGCTATTACTTTTATACTAAGTCCTATTGGGTTAGTTATTGCGGCGGTGTCTGTTTTAATAGGTGCTTTTGCAAAACTTATGATTGAGGCTGATGGTATAGGTCAAGGATTAAAGGCGGTTTTTCTTGGTATTGGTTTATTTATAACAAAAGTATTTACTGATTTAGGGGCTTTAATTTTAGATGTTTTACTAGCCCCCCTTAAATTATTTTTTAGATTAATTGATAAATTACCGATGGTTAAGGTGCCAGAAGGCTTAAAAGATTTTGGCTACTTTTCTGGACAATCAGACAAGCTCAATAATATGCTGGATGGTAAGGCTCAGGGATTAATGAACCCCGCCGCTCAAGGTGCGGCAGGAAAGAATGGCGCTGATGGCGTTGTTACTGTTAAGGCTGAGAAAGGCACTTCTATCACTAATATACTTGGTGATGGTGTCGAGGGTGCAATAGGTTCTAATTTCGCAGGTGAAAGATAATGAGTGTATATAATAATTTATTACCAGCATCATTTAATAATGTAAATTTCCTAGTACCAGATGAAAGCAAATCATCGGGAAAAAAAACAATTAAACATGATTACCCTAATTCCAATAGGCGGTTCGTTGAAGAGTTGGGGGTTGCTGTACCAGAATATTCAATTACCGCTATTGTATCGGGAATTGACGCGGTGCAAAAACGCATTAGATTAGAAACTGAATTATCTAAATCAGGGCGTGGACTTCTCATTCATCCAGTATTAGGTCAATTATTCGTAGTCGCTACCGATTACCAATCAAGTTCAAGCGATACTAAAATAGGCGAGTTTGTTTTTAATATTTCGTTCTCTGAAAGCGTAGATAATATAAGTTTAACGCCTAGCGTTTCAAGTGTTCAATTAATATCATCATTAATTGAAAGCGCTAAGTCATCCCTAGATAGTCAATTTGTCTCTTTATTCTCAAATACCACTTTTCCAGACACGATATCCAAAACATCAGATCAATTAACTGGAATATTGAGCGAAGTTGGAAGTTTCACAAGCGGTGTATCGGATTTGAATACAGTAGCGTCAAATGCATTAAGCTTAAATGTAAGCAAAACCTTGAATAGTGTTGCTACAATAGCTAGGCAGGGTGGGACTATCGCAAGCCAATTGAGGTCTAATTATGAATTAGCAGAAAATATCAGTGACGATATACCGTCATTTTTTAATTCATGGCTTGGCTTAACTGGATTTGGACTAAGCAGAAAAAAGAAACCCTTGATAACTCAAAAGAGAATAGTTGAGGAAAACAATCTCGGACTAGTAGAAGAGCATACGCAAATTAATGCCCTATTAGGTATTTACGAAAGTGCGGCTTACAAGCAATATGAAACTGATATCGAGCTATCTATTACGCGTAATGAATTAGAAGATCAATACAATTCAATCATTGATAATGCACAAGAGGGTGGCATAGCTTTTTCTAGTGAATTTAGAGAATTAATATCTAATATTAGGGTGAGGGTTAGAGAAGTCTTAGAAGAAAAAGAGCAAAATGTATGGCGTGTTGTTGATATAGATGCAGGGCAATCCAGTATGGCTATAACGGCATATAGATATTACAATTCTTTGGAAAACTTAGAAACCATTATTGATTTAAATAAAAATGTTAATGTTTCAATTCATGATGAAATTGTAAAAGGTGTAAGTTAATGTTGACCGCTGAAATAAATGGCAATATTTATTCGGATGCCGTTGCTATAGGCTGTAGTCGTTCTTTAAAACAGCTTTACGGACGTTTCAACATTATTGCAACCGCGAATAAAGACGATGCCCTGCCAGTAAAGTATGGTGATATAGTTAAGATATTGGCGGATGGCAATGTAATTCTTGTGGGGTATATAGAGAATATATCCGTTAATTATGGCGAAAGAAATCATATTATAAGAATATCTGGGTTTGATAGAACTGTCGATATGTCAGATAGTAGTGTTACAGGTCAAAAGACATTTAATGGTAACATTGGTTTTGAAGATATAGCGCGTACCGTTTTAGATAACGGTAATATGGACTTCATTGATATCGTTAACGAGGCTGGTGAAATAACGGACTTCACAAGTAATGATATTATTAACGCGGAAGTGGGTCAATCTATATTCGATTTTTTAGAAAAATACGCACGTAAAAAACAATTTATTTTAACTACAAATGAGAATGGCGACTTATTAATGTGCAGGGCTTCTAATGATAGGTTAGGGGCTAACTTGGTTCATTTAAAAGGTAATAATACTAATAATGTTTTAAACGCTTCTTTTAATATTGGTGGAGGCAATAGATACAATAAATATATTTGCCGTTCGCAATTAAACCCGTATAGCCAATCAGGGAATATTAAGGCTCAAAATATAGCTAATCAATCGGGTGAAACTGGCATTGACGAATTTGTAAGAACATCAAGAATACTTGAATTTGTCACAGAACACGACGAGGATAACGCGTCAGTAAGTGACAGGGCGCAATTTGAAGCCAATACAAGACGCGCTAATTCAGTTGATTACACGGCTAATGTCCAAGGGCATAGCATAGATGGCAACCCCTTTAAAGTGAATAGATTGGCGTTTATTAATGATGACTATGCGAATATATCTAGTGATATGTTATTGCATACTATTAATTATATTTATAGCGTTGATGAAGGTTCAATAACTGAATTGTCCTTTTCGTATCCAGATGCGTTTTCATTAAATGCGAAGCAAAGCGAAAAAGCCAAGGCACGTTCTAAAATAGGGGATGGTTTTGAATAACGATATTATACAGGGCTTTTTAAACATTATCCAAAACGATACTAGCGACTATCCGCAAGCCATTGTTGGATATGAGGGTAACGATAGCGTTAAGGCTGTAAGAATGTCGCCTTATGGATTATGTTCTATGCCACCTCAAGGTAGTTTAGGATTGATATTCACGCCTAATTCAATGAATGGTGTACGGTATGGGTTGTTTGATGACCCTACGAATAGATTTAAGGGGCTTTCTAGTGGTGAGGTTCAAATAGGCAATTACTCAACGCAAGCCAGCATTAAGTTTGATAAAGATGGTAATGTGACTATTAATGTTCCTAGCGGTAACTTAACGGCCAATGTCAGTGGTATAACTAATATAGACACAACACAATTAAATATTAATGCAAGCGGTGGTTCTTTTATAACTGGCAGTTTAAACATTACTGGCGATATTACCGCCAATAACTTTGTTAGCGCTACTGGTGTTGACTTTAATGGTCATATTCATACTGGTGATAGTGGTTCAGACACTAGCGTTCCTAAGTGATTTTAGGTATTTCTGACCATTCGTAATCCTCCCAATTATCACAGATAGGCTCGTCAATAGTCATATTTTGAAAATAGTCATATTCTTTTGGCATTTCCCAACTTTCGATATCTCTAAAAAACATAGCTTCAAAAGTTACGTGTGGTTTATTCTTGTTTCGGCAAATAAATAACTTTTCATATTTAGGCGCATTCTCAATCGGTTGCCATGGCGGTTGCAAATCAACTGCCCTATTATTCCATTCTTGAGGTGTAAATTTTGTGAAATAAGCCCCGCAATCATCACTTGAACAAGAAACTAATTTAAATCTAACAATTCCTTGCTTCCATGTTTTAGGTTTACACCCGCAAAATGGGCAATTTTTTAAAATTAACTTATTATTATCAGTCATCACGCTACCGCCATTCCGCGTGTTGCACGGTCAAATAGTTTCTTTGTTTTCGGTTCTTTGTAAAAGAAATCTTTAATTGCTAAAATCTCTTTATTTGAACAATCGCATATATGATGATTTAATCTGTCTGATGTTGTGATTGTTTTAGCGTATTCTATATTCCATTGGTTAACCATGTTTTCATTCCTTTATGTTTTTGTCATTTAATACCCTGAATATACATCAATAAAAAACAATGTAAACCCCTATTTTGAAAAAACAGATAAAATATTGTAAACTATCACAATGCTAGATATTGCGCTTTCAAACACATCAAAAGGCTATGATATATCACTAGAAAATGGTGATATTAAAGCCGTGAATAGTTTTGAAACGGCTATTTATGTTAGTTTATTCAGTGATGCAAGGGCTGATAGCAATGAAGTGTTTTTGCCACAAGCTAGGCGTGGCTGGATTGGTGACTTAAACACGCCTATTGAGGGCTTACAATACGGCAGTAAGTTATGGCTTATCATGCAAGAAAGACTTACTCAAAACGTACTTAATAAGGCTGTAAACTACGCAAGGCTTTCTTTGCAATGGCTTATAGACCAAGGGCAATGCGAGTTTGTTGATGTTAGTGGTGAGATTATACCATCACAAGGAATTAAATTAAATATTACAATTACAACATTATTAGGCGTAACAGAAAGCCATTATGTTGATTTATGGAAGAATACAATAAATGCCAATTAATTTTCCAAGCTTATCTAACTTAGTCGATAGAACACGCTCCGATATTAGGGGCGAATTGCCTAATTCAGACCCGACTATTTTCGGCTCGTTTTTTCGTGCATTAGCTGAAGGACTATCTAATAGATCATATGATATTGTTTTATTGGTTAGGCAAGCTCTTGACCAGTCATTTATTCAAACGTCTAGTGATATCTATTTAGATAGGCACGGCGAAAGATATAATCTATTTAAGAACGTAGCAACCAATTCTATTGGTGATGTTGTTTTTACTGGAGTTGCGGGGACTTCAATACCTAACGCCACTTTATTAAATAGCGAAAATGGGCTTAAGTATACAACCCAAAGAGGTATTAGTGTTACAAATAAAACAGTATCTATCGCAAGCCTAACACGTTCTGGTACGACTGTAACCGCAACCACATCATCAAGTCATTCTCTGGCATCTGGTTTAAGTGTTGTTGTCAGTGGCGCAAACGAAATAGAGTACAACGGCACTTTTGAAGTTACCGTTATTGGATTAGATACATTTCAATATGAAGTTTCTGGAAGTCCTGCCACTCCAGCGACAGGCACTATATCTTTTTCCATTGATAGCGCGGTTGTAAGTGTTCAATCAAATGAAACAGGTAAAATTCAAAACTTAGATGGTGGCTCTTTATTAACATTAAACACGCCAATTACTAACATTGATAGCACTGGATACGCTAACTTTTCAGGCGTTGGCGGGGGTTCTGATATTGAGACAGAAGATGATTTTAGAGATAGGATTTTATTCGCTAGCGCAAATCCTGTATCTAATTTTAATTCATCCGCGATAAAAAGAATAGTTGACGGCGTATCGGGCGTTACACGTTCTTTTGTTCAAAACATTACACCTAATGTTGGCGATGTTACGGTCTACTTTTTTAGGGATAATGACACCAATCCGATACCATCATCAAGTCAATTAGCTGTTGTTAAAAATGCCATTTTAGAAATACTCCCCGCGACAAGCGATGAAAGTAATGTTTACGTTTTAGCCCCTGAAATAATTAATATTGATTTTACATTTACGTCAATAAGCCCCGATACACCGACAATGAGAAGCGCGATAGAGAATAACTTATTAGCTTTTTTCCAAGACAAAGCTCAGTTTGAAACCAATGTGACGCAAGATCAATATAGGAGCGCGATTATTGAAACTCAAGACACTGAAACAGGGCAATTCTTACAAAGCTTTGTATTATCTGCGCCAACTGGTGACATTACAATTAATAGCGGTCAAATTGGCGGCTTAGGGGTTGTTACGTTCTCATGAGTTTAGATTTTAACCCTCGCGATAAAAACACCCAAGCAGATATGCTGGCTAGGCATATGCCCGAAGGTCAAGTTTGGGAGAATAAGTTTAATACTGATAGCAACTTAGGAAAGTTAATATTAGGGCTTTCTTGCGAATATTTAAGGCTATCATATTTAATTGAAAATGTTGTAAATGAAATAGACATTAAAAAAACAAATAACTTAATTAACGAATGGCAAGAAAGCGTTGGTATTCCTGATAGTTGTATTGATGGTGAAGGAAGCTTGGAAGAAAAAAGGCAAGATGTTATTCTGAAAATTAATAGCTACGGTGGCATTCAAACCGCTCAAGATTTTGTTGATCTAGCTGAATTGCTAGGTTTTACTGCGGTTGTGTCAAATGGTGTTAAGCATGGGATATTCCCCCTTGCTTTTCCAATACGTTTTTTTGACAGCAGGAAAACAGCCGTGCATACTATATTAGTAGATTTAGAAGAGGTTAGAGAGGTTTTCCCGATTACCTTCCCGATACCTTTTACATCAAACGTAACTGGTTTAATTCAATGCTTATTTAAAAAGCTAGTACCAGCAAATTGTCAAGTCATTTTTAGATATGGAGTTATATAGTAAATGAGAGATTATGCAACAAAAGCCGATAATGTTGACGCATTATCCGCATCGGAATTTAATTCCTATATCCAAGAGAGTGAAAATGCGGTTACTAATTCAGATATTACATTAGACCCATCTGGTTCTGATGCCAATTTAGAAATGCTATCAGAGGCAATCACAAGGGCATCCCAAGGGGGGCAATCGTATATTGATAGTGGCGCGGCAGATGCCTATGTTTTGACTGCTATTGGCGCTTACAAACAACCTAGCGAGTATGTTGACGGAATGACGGTATTATTCCAAGCTGGTAATACAAATACTGGGGCTTCCACCATTAACGTATCATCTATCGGAGTTGCTGACCTAAAGGATAGTAGTGGCTCAGATTTAAGCGCGGGTGATGTTGAATTGGGTAATTATTATTTAGCTCAGTATAATTTAGCTAATACTGAGTTTAGAATTATTTTAAGTCAATCGGTGTCTACACCATCTTTGGGAATTGGGCAAACTATAACAGATGTTACGGCGTCAAGGTCAAGTGGCGTGACTTATACAAACACGACAGGACAGCCAATCTTTGTATTTATACAAAGGGGAAGTGGCGGGACTGACACGAATTTGTTAGTGGATGGCGTTAATCATATCGGGCCAACAATAGCTGGTCAAACAACTATTTCATTAGTTATTCCTGATGGCTCAACATATTCGTACGCAACACCAGTAGCGCCGTCCAAATGGATTGAATTAAGGTAAGGGAAAAAAGAATGAGATTTTACAAAAATTCAGATAATAAAATTTTTGCTTACGATGATGATATTAAGTCTACTCAGTTAGATAAGCTTGTTGAAGACAATGGGTTAGTTGAAGTTACTGATGCCGAAGTTAGTAAAATTCAAAGTAGTATCGAAGCAAGCAATGTAGCGGACGCGCTAAGTAGTTTAAGAGATGAGAAAGCAATTAATTACCCATACAAGGGCATTGTAATGAGATTAAGTGACGGAGCGCGTACAGACTTAACCGCCGTGTATAGTGTTGTAGCGATTAATCAGGCTATACCAGATGATATGGTAATGATGAATTGGCAAGAAGATGGCTATGATAACTTACCGATAACGGCGGGGGATTTTAGGGCGGATGGTTTAAAGTTTATGCAACATCGTCAAGATTGCTTTACGGCGGCCAAGATCGTAACTCAAAAACATAAAGAAACTCCTTTCAAATCACTTATCGATTTAGAAAAGGCCTTTGATGAAGCATATTCAAGTATTTGATGCCCCTCAACCAGATGTTAGGCCTTACAGCGAATCAGGGAAAAACCGTTATAGACTAAATGAGGATTATGTTTTTATCCTTAAGCTTGATGACGGCGAGTGCGTAGGTTTTGAAATACCTAGCGGATCAATGTATGATGGGGCTAGTGTACCTAGATTTTTTATGTGGTTAACTGGATTTGAAAGGGACGGTATACATAGGGCGGCGGCCTTAATACACGATTTTATGTATAAAAAAGCAGGTCGAATTATTGATGTTAACGGTAATCCTTTTTACTATTCACGATTTAATTCTGACAGGGTTTTTCTAAGCGCCATGGAGCATCATGGTATTAAATCATGGCATGGACGATTGGCTTATTTAGCAGTTCGTGGTGTTGGTTGGATTTATTCACGATTTTAAAGGATTGAATTATGATTGTAGAATTATTTTTGCTTTTCATTGGCTCATTTATGTGGTTCGGTATCATCGGCGCGTTATCGGGCAACTCATTGCCACCGCCCTTTCAAATAAAGGCAAAATGGGCTGGGCAAGTTCCAGAGATTTTATTCGCATTATCTATTGCGGGTGCGTGGACATATATAAGAAATATAGACGGCGGATTAACAGCTTGGGTTAACATCCACGATTTTATTCGTGACGCTGTTCTTGTATATTTTGGAAAGCAAGCCGCTACTTGGGCAATGCTTTCAAGCGTGATGATATTCGGATACCAACGTGACGATAACGGCGATGGTGTTGTTAACTATTCGGACGGACGTAAATCTAAAATAAAGAACATTGCTGATGATTTGGCGGAAGCGGTTAATGTTCCTATCACAGATCCGCGCTATGGCGCTGTATGGGCTTTCCTTAAGGGTGTTTTAATGACATTCCCTATTGGTTTTGGTATCATTGGGGGTGTCTTTCATGCGTTGGGTCATTGGGGTGTTATTAAGACGCTTTATAATAAGGATGGTACTGGCAAGGTTAAGTACCCAAATGCCTATAAGGAGTGGGTTGGCACAGGCTTGTGCGGTGCGGGAACGATGACAATCGCATATGGATTGGTTTTAATTTTTTAATAAAGGTTGATTGAGTTAGGCTTGAAATATCCGCTCAAATATTTAAATGATATTTTATTTAGCATATATTCTTAGCATCGCTCTTCATTTAATTGCCTTTTATTGGGGAATTAAAACGTTGTACATTGGCGATAATTATTTCAATCAAACATGCATTAAAGACTTCTTTTCCTCTTACAGAGAGAGAAAGCACGTTGCTACCGTATTTGGGACAATAGGGAATATGTTTTTCATTCTTGCGAAAATCCCATATTTAGTATTATTCGGGGGTCATAGTACAGGCGCTATTGAGGGTATCTTTACGGTTGGTCATGTTACTGTTGCGGCGGCTTTGGCTATTTACCATTACAACGCCCTAGATTTAGTCAAGAAAGAATTAGTATGAAGCATTTAATTGATGATGCGGTATTAAGTGCTTTCACAGCTATTTTAATATGCGTCACTATTTTTGGAGGTATCAAGGTTATTTTAACCGAAGGCGAGGATAGATCATTTAAACGGACTATGGTTGTGTTCTTTATCGCCGTGCCTGTCGGCCTTCTCAGTGGTATGGTTGCCTTTGAGTGGGGCGCTGGACAATTCACATCATGCGGTATTGCATCTGTGGCAACTCTCCTCTCAGAGCAAATTGTAATAACGATAGTCACAAGTAAGATTGATTTTTCAGGGTATATTCACAAAGCTATTGAAAATCTTATTGAGAAATTCACAAAATAATATGATTAAAATTATAAAAAGGATAATAGGAATGCTTTGGAATAATAAAAAGCTAAAAGACCCACTGCCAGCAAAGCTGAAAAAATCAGGCATTGACCGTGAGGTATTCTATGATGAAATACGCACTATGTTTGGTAAATTAACGCAAAAGCAAGTTGACGGTATGGATGGTATATTTGATGCCATTGAAGAAAACAATGTAACATCAATTAGGCACATGGCTTATATTTTTGCCACGTCCTACCATGAAACAGCAAAGCGTATGTATGCGGTGCGTGAAGGTCTTGCAACAAGTGATGCAAGTGCAAGGCGTATTGTCTCTAAAATGGGCTACAGATATGCAAGGCCAGATGCAACAAGTGACAGAAAAGATAATCTAAAAAAGACAGGACATGTTTACTATGGTCGTGGCCATGTTCAGCTTACATGGGCTGATAATTATTTAAAAGTAGGGCGTATTATCGGACAGCCATTACATGCAAATCCTGACTTAGCATTAGATGATAAAATATCTGCTCAAATCCTTGTTGTTGGGATGATGAAAGGCTTATATACAGGAAAATCATTAGGTAAGTATTTCAACGCCAATACCAATGACCCTGTGGGCGCAAGGCGTATTGTCAACGGTATTGATAAAAAACACTTGATTGCGGACTACCATAATAAGTTTTTAGTTGCTCTAGACAAGGCCGATTAATGACACAAATAATATGGATATTCATTAAATCAAACTGGAAGCCCATAATTGGCATATTTTCCGTTTTAAGCCTTCTCTGGGCGTTTTCTTTATATCGTAGTGCATTGATACAAAAAGGTTACGATAAGCGCACCAGTGAGTACGAGGATCAGATTAAACAGCATAATGAAGAATCCAGTAAGAGGAACAACAAAATAGAGGGCAATTATGAGAGAGTTATTACAAAAATCATCAAGGATACTTCTGGTTGCGTGTCTGACAATGACCGCTCTACTGGTAAGTGGTTGCGCGAAAACTATAAGAATTATAGCGAATGATCCTACAGAGCAATGTAGACAATGCCCGCCACCTGCCGATAACGATAAAGAAATAAATGAGTATAAAATATGCCAAGCTAAACAGATCGATAAGTGCCGTGTTCTTTTAGGGCATGATCCACAATACGATTGGCCTTCATAACGTTAACACACGATAAAGGATTTAGTTTTCCCAAGCATTAAATCTGTAATGCCCCATACCATGGCGTCAAGCCTATCTGGTGACTTCTTGCTATTCATACCTTGCAAACTTACCTTTAGACGCATGGACTTTAACTACTTTAATATTGGGGTCTATGTTTTTAATGATAGTTTCCACCATATCCCCTCCTTGGTTAACCTCAGCCACAATATAGGCGGCTTGGTGCTTATGATATAAATTAACAGCTCTATTCGCCCATTCATTAGGGCTAAATTTACCGCTTGCATCCTCGATAACAGCGCCATCATTATTGACATCTAATCCGCAAGCTACAATACCAGTTAAGTCGCTTTCTTCATGTTGCGTGATGGCGGGATCAATAGAAATAATAACTTTTTTCAATTCTCTTTCTGGTGATGATTTAGATTTTACAATCATATCAAAATTCCATAAAGCCCCCTCAATATCGTCTTGAAACTCACCTTCCAAAAAACGCTTTCTCTGCCGTTCTGGTAAGCTTTCTAATAGTTTTAAATATTCGTCTGGCAGATTGTCTATATTATCGGCGGGGTTCATTAAAAGAGAAGCGTATCCATCAATATTGGCAATCGGTTCGCCATCTGGTGTCTCACCCTTTTTAAAAACTGTGTAAGTCCAATGCTTTCGGCTTGTTGGGTTGCAATCGTACATAGCCAATAGTTTCAGTCCGCTATTTTCTGCCAATCGAGACATAACGGTGTTTCTAACATCCCATGATATTTGAGTACATTCGTTTAATTTAATGGTAGAGTATTCGTTACCAAGAATTTTATCTGTACGTTCCTTATCGTCAAATCCACCGAACCATATTTCACTACCATTAGGAAGCTTAACAAACCAATCTGATTTGTTTAATTCATATTGAAGGTTAGGAAAAGCCAATTCCATGACTTTAGGGAGTGTATCAAATACTATGGACTGTTTTACGTGATTAAACCTAAAACGCCCTATAAGATGCCTTGATTTGACCTTGCAAGCCCTTATGATAATGTTTCTTAAATCTATGGCTGTTTTGCCAGACCTACTGCCACCATATAACATAACATGAGTATACTCATTATGAAGCTTTGTTGCTTCAATTTGCTTCGGCGTTTTTATAAATTTAGGTTTTTCTTGATTTTTCATACACTTGCTTATAGGGTTGTATTCACATTATAGTTTATTAAATATTTACTGTTCAAATTAGAAAAGGGAATTAAATGGCTAAGAATTACACAGAAAAAGAAAGAAAAGAATTAGCTGAACATTTCATTAACAGTGGACTATCTCAAAGAGCGTACGGAAAAAAATATAAAATATGCACCGAAACCATAAGAAGGGCGTTATCTTGGGTTAATAATGAAAAATCAAATGTAAGCGAAGAAGTAAAAGACGATAGACCAATATCGGGCGGATATATAACCCCGCCAAATATCAAAAGAGATGAATTAAAAGGTAGTCGATTTGTATTTACATGCGCTCAAAACAATACAGATATCCATGAAGGTTTTTTTGAAAACATTAAAACTTTTTGCGATACCAATAACGCTAAACTAATCATTGGAAAATGTCGTTATAATAAAAACGGTTTTCAAAACGCAACAAAAGAAAATGATGATGATTTATGGTACGATCCTAAAGTCATGCCGCATATAATAGATAGACCTGTAAATATTGCAAAAGCAAAACATGGGTTAATATGGTGCGGCGAATTAGATATTACACCAACGGTGGGTATACTGGCATGGCTTCAAGCGTTATACCTCATAATAAAGTTCAATTGCAATCCGTCCCTGTATTAAAGGGTGAGCGCGTTAAAATGATGTATACAACTGGATCAATAACTAAGCGAAACTATATACAAAGAAAAGCGGGTCAAAAGGCAGAGCATCACCATGTATTCGGCGCATTGTACGTTGAAATTGATAGTAACGGTGATTATTTTGCAAGGCAATTAATAGCCAATAGCGAAGACGGTAGCTTTTATGATTTGGATAGGTTTTATTCAAATGGGTCAGTGTCCAATTCCGATGGTGTCGACGCCGTTACATGGGGTGATATACATAGTGAAATGCTGGACGAAGAAGTAGCTCAAGGCTCATGGCGAGATCAAAACTCCATACTAGACATTCTAAAACCAAAATATCAATTTGTACATGACTTAACAGATTTTAGCGCAAGAAACCACCATAACATTAAGAACCCTCATTTTTTGGCTAAAAGATATTTTGAGAATAAATCAAATGTTGAATATGGCATGAAGCAATCGGCTGATGTTCTTAAGGAATTAGAAAGGCCTTCAAGTAAAATAGTCGTTGTTGAAAGCAACCATGACCAAGCGTTTAAGAGGTGGCTTGCCGAAGCTGACATTAGGCAAGACCCAGAAAATGCAGAATATTATCATATCTCAAATGCTGAAATATTTAAGAATATCAGATTAGGAAAAGAATTTAATGTTTTTGAGTGGGCTGTAAGGCGTTTTGGAGATATGGATAATGTGGTGTTTTTAAATGAGGATGACAGCTTTATTGTAAATGGCATTGAAAATGCTATTCATGGCCATAGGGGTAGTAACGGCGCTAGGGGAGGTGCGAATGGCTTCAAGAAACTAAGTCGAAGGGTTAATGTAGCTCATTCTCACACAGCCATGATTATAGATGGTGTATATGTTGCAGGAATAAGTTGTAAATTGGATATGGGGTACAATAAGGGGGCTAGTAGTTGGTCACACAGTCATATTATCACACATAAAAACGGTAAGAGACAATTAATAACGATGGTTGGTAGTAAATGGCGAGCCTAAAAACGCTTTTCATATTCGTCACAACATGATCCACATTGAATAGTGCAATAAAAGTCCTCAATAGGTATTTTTTTAATTGTCTTTTCATCCCAGTTACGGCAAATGCAAATTATCATTATTCTTCCATCTCCGTTTTTATGGCGTCTTTCAAAACGTCAATAATTCCTATTATTGTGTAGTAATCCATATTCTCAGCATTGGCGTCTATCACGTCAATGAGCATATTCAATAAATCATTTGATTGAATTGTATCGTTTATATGAATTTTTAAAATTTTATTCATAGCCTATATTAATATTATACGCTATGAATTTTCAATTTAATCTTTCACGACTTCGCATCTTTGAGCGTATGTTTTCGCGCTCCACACGTCACAACGCCCAAAAGCATCACGATATACAAAATCACCCACGTAGGCCTTATGGCTATCGCGCTTATCGCCGAAGTCGCAATATTGAACTTTAGCCTTCGGATACTCAAAGGCCTTACCGTCCCTAATCATGCCCAAAAACCATTCTGGCTTTTCTCCATATGGGTCATAAGTAAATCCTTCTAGTGTCCATCCCTTTGTTCTATATTTCATTTTTTCTCCAATTCGTTTATAATATCTGTTATTTTCTTAACATTATGGTTTATTTTATGCATTGCATTCAACATTTCCATTTTAATGTTTTGTAAATCCTCTAATGCATTACCATCTTTAAATTCGATCATTTCAACTTTCTTTCACTTAATGTCTTTAATAATTTTTCGGTCTCTCTAGATGTTAAAATATCGTGTTCAAAATCATCATTAACGTAACAGTCATTTGTAAACTCTACAATAAATGGTTTTGGTTTCGGGTATGGCATAAAGTTAATAACCGATCTTTTATCCAATAAATACCCAAATAAAAACGCGCTTAATATCAAGCTTACAAAAATTAAATCTTTAGTCATTATTGCATCCAAAAAAGTTATATTTATTGTAAATGCGCCTAATAACGTATGACCTAAAAATAGATATAATTGTAAAGACAACACTAATCAACAATCCATCTTTAAATGTCACCATGTAGCCAAACGCTGGCAATACAACAATGTTAGCAATAAATCCGAATGAAATGCCAATAAGTACATTCGTTACGCTTTCAGACAAGCTTCCTAACTTGCTTTGTTTAATTGATAATTTGGTCATTTCTTCCTTGTCCTTTCCATCCATTTCTTAAGCCTCTTTTCAGTAACCTCGAACATAAAGAAATGTTTTTTCTTTGTAATAATGGAAGAGCAATCTTCACAAATCATTTTAATGTTTTTCGTGGTACACATTTCCGTAGTGTTGGCTAAATTCTTTTTTACTTTACCGCAATAGTCACAGCTCATTAGTCCCTCCTATAAATGCACGTACTTTATCAGCTAACTCTCCGCCCTTATAATAACTAAATTCAATAGCTAATAACTCTAGCTCATTTAACACATCTAAAACTTCTTCCCTACCAATATCCCTTCGTACATAAGCTGTTGTTTTGTTGTCATGTACTCCATACCAACCATAGCTAACTTCAATTACATTGGGCATAAAATCTTTACTCATCCCCACATCCTATAATGTTAATGATGTCTTGGATTGATTGGTTGTGACGTTCTCTGTATTCAATGACGCTTCTATCAAAACCGCAAGTTGCATCAACCTTCATACCCTCAAGACGTTCAATCAGTTGCGCGGTGTTGGTATATTTGACGCATTGTTTGTTGAAGACAGAAAACCAATCATATGGCTCGCCGTGTATAGTTTTTTCAGCCCATATATCCCTTGGCATATCTGTTGTTTTATCGACCATCCCTATTCCCCTTCTTTCGGTGGTTGGGGTAATGGCATCCAATGGGTAATTATTGCGTCTTGATTTAAGCAAGAATGTATATGCCATAAATCTTCATCAAAATGTCCTGTACTTGCTCCGTATTTTTCAGTTAAAAGTAATAATCTAGTCCCATCCTTCGGCGCACTTGAAATATCCCTCCACTTCGGATCTGCGTTGGTTAGGGCGGTTTTAATCAACTTAAAATCATCATCATTATATAAATCAGCATCGCCGTTATCTTCCATGTAACAAACCAATGTTTCAGTCATTCTCTTCAAAGCCTCAAGCGCATCGTTTTTGTTGTTAGTCATTTTTAACCCTTGTTTGTTTATAGCATTTATCGCAGTTCCTGACGGAAAACTTTTCAATCTCACCAAACCGTTGGTACCCCAATCTTCCCTTTAAACATTTTGGACAATAATCCCACATTTGAAAATTGTATTTCCAAAACATTACTAATCTTGCCAACTTAAACATCACTCATTCCCTTTCTCTAATTCTAAAATATCCAATAGTTCTTTAACCCACTTTTCAGCCATTTCGCTGGCAAAGTTGTTTGATGGATTATCCCCTTCTTTAATCATAGAGAACCATTGCTCGGCAGGACTTGATGCGTCTCGGATATTAAGTTTTTTACTTAGCCCCTTCTCAAGAGTTCCACATAAGCAACAACATTCGCCTTCATAACAAGAGCCATCAATTCGGCCTTCTTGAATTGATTTCAATAGGTTTGCAATTTCATCTTTGGCATAAAGGCATACCGACCATACATCATGTTTAAATTGTCGAAGGTCTGCACCACGAAGGTCTGCACCACGAAGGTATGCATCACGAAGGTATGCACCACTAAGGTATGCACCACGAAGGTCTGCACCACGAAGGTCTGCACCACGAAGGTCTGCATCACGAAGGTCTGCACCACGAAGGTATGCATCACTAAGGTATGCACCACGAAGGTTTGCACCACGAAGGTATGCACCATTTTTAATGCCCCATCTAACAGCAAGCCCTAACTTTATTGATACCAACTCATCTTTATTGCAATCAATTTTTGCTGTAAATTGAACCTTGCCTGTAAATCTATTTTTAACTTCATATTCAATCATTTTATTTATCTTTCTCTGGTTGTGTTAAATCTTCGCGGACGTATTTGGTTAAAGGCTCGTCAATTCTTCCAAAAATATCTGGGTCAAGATATGTTGTGTACCCTTTAGTCAACCAAATCACATCAGGCATCCCCTCCGTTGCTTCCCTTAAACAATCCTGTTCCTGTTCTGCCTCTGCTTTAACGCCATCTAGTGAGGGGAAGTTTACCTCCGTTGCTTCGGGCTTTGCTTTGGGGGTTAGGTATCCTTGTTCTAATTTTTTAACAAAATTTTCAGCATCTTTTTTTGAAATACTGCCTATTGGTATTAGATTGGTTGTCGAGTGATAGTTCCATCTAAAACTTACTCCATATTCACCTATAGTTGGGTCTCCCGATTGAGTGTAAGGCTTCTTGTGAATTTGTTCCCATTCTTTTACGGACACTTCTTTAATTCTCATATTAACAAAAGCACCCAAGAAATTTTTGTCTACTGATAACTGTTTCTCAACATCCACCTCTTGCCCGTTTTGGGCTTGCTCTAGGGCTGATAAAATATCTGGCATAACTTGTTCAAAATTTGCACCATCAAAAACCCTTGGCTGGCTGTCTATATTTCTTTTGATTTCCATCGCTTCATGCCGTTTGCCTTGAATGGCCAACCGCGCGGCTTTTTGCAATGCGATAGTGTTTTTCTTTTGCTGTTCAATGTTTTCTAACCATCTTTGACAAACTTCCAAAGCCTTCTTATAATCTTGTGTCATTTACTTTCTCCTAGTGCTTGTTTTGCTATATTTCTCATCGTGTTTGCGTTTACGTGTATTGCACCTGTGCGCTTCATTTTTGATATTTTGATTAAAGCTCCCCTCAACCTCTCATTCTCTGCCAGCATTTCTTCTCTGGCTTGGCGGGAGTTATACATCATCTCCTCCATATCAGTGAAGCATTTACGCTCCCATGCTTTTAAATTTTCATCCTTAACTACCTCGACAAGATTTTCTAATTGTTCTTTATTGGTCATTTTTTCCCCTATGTTTATCTATCCAATAAAACAAATATAAACACATTAAATAAGATGTCAATAGCTATTTAATAAAAAACCCCTAGAAGATTAAATCAACTAGGGGCTTCCAGCGCTACTGGCAAGAAAATAATGACAAAAACTAACCGTGCGCTGTATTCTTAAATATCGTTACATATTAATACTCTTTATTGCATCATCTGTCAATCTTTTATAGTAAATATAACCAGATATTGCATCATTAAAATCAATTATTAATCCTAACTTAATATCTATTACTTCACTTGTTAAATCTTTAACGTTATTCTTTAAAGTAAAATCGTAAATCATAGCTTTCTCCTTTTTTGTAAAAGCTATGATTACACTATTTAAGTTAATTATTGGTTAATTACACCCTCAAAGGCATAACAACATTAATGAAATTATCGTCATTTTCAGACTTCATTAAAATAGCCGTATCGCTATCATTGATATGAATAACCGTATTCTTATCTAATGCCATCAAAGCATCAATGATATATTTAACATTAAATCCAATTTTTAAATTCAATCCATCACTAACACAACTTAATTCATCGCTAGCCGTATCGCCGCCATTAGCGGACATGATAGATAAAATATCATTTTGAATATGCAACTTAACAGAATTAGAGTTTTTATCCAAAACAGAACTTACACGATTAATACATGATAAAAAATCAAGGGTATTCAAATTAACCGTATTAACATTATTCGCTGGAATAATACGCTCATAATCAGGAAACTTGCCATCAATAAGCTTAGTAATTAATACACCGCCATCGCTAAACTCAAATTTAATTTTACCTTCACCAACAAAGACATTAACATCGCCAATAACACTATCAATAATCTTAGACACAACATTGCAAGCTTTTGTTGGAATAATAATATTATCTAATGCGTCAATCTCGACATTAACAGACGACACTGCCAATCTATGACCATCAGTTGCAACGGCTTTTAATTCACCATTGCCACCATGCCAGCAAATACCATTAAGATAATACCTTGTTTCTTCCACCGAACTTGCATACTTAACCTTATTAATTAAGCTATTCAAATTATCCTTAGACAGTTTAAATTCTGTATTATATCCGCCCGTATCAATAACAGGAAAACCATCAGTTTCCAATACGCCAATATTAAACTTGCTACGCCCTGATTTAATATTTAAGATTAAGTTTTCCTTTAATTCAAATTCAATCTTATTGTCTTTACTTAACCGCTTAATAATATCATGGAACATATAAGCGTTTACAGTGGTTTTACCGTTTACTTCGCTTTGACATTCAACAACATCTGACACCTCTAATACCATATCAGACGCGGTTAATTTAAGCTTATTGTCATTAACATCAATCATAATGTTTGATAGAATAGCTAATGTTGTGTTTTTCTCTGCAACTCCAGATATTTTGTTTAATCCAGTTAGTAATTCTTCTTTTTCAATTGTAAATTTCATTTTTTGTTTTCCTTTTGTTTTATATTAGTTTTTTTGTTTTGTTTTTGGCTTGTTCTAAGTTTTTAACGCATTGACTAAAATAAGATGATTTCAATTCAATTCCTACGCCCTTACGCCCTAATTCAACCGCGCCATAAACCTCGCTACCAATTCCTAAAAATGGCGTGAATACGACATCATCTGGATTTGACCATAAGTGAATGCAACGCTCAATAACATCTAATTGCAATGGCGATATATGTTGTTCATCTTTTTCATCTTTTGCACCACGATATTGTAAAGTTCTTGATTGCTTAATATCCATCCAAACAGGGCTGGCATATCTTTGCCAAACTTCGATAGAATGCCATTTCTTAGCATCTTCTTCATTCATTCGGCTAAGTTTATTCTCAATAGGTTCTGGCGCAAGACCTTCCCCAATATAGTATTCAAACCTTGCGTTTTTCTCACATTTAACAGGTTCTTTATTTTCTTCTGGCTTTCTAAACGTGACAATATAGTCCGCTAATCCTTGACCGCTAATAGTGCTATCTTTGCAAACTTGGTTATGAAGCAACCTAATTGACTTGGTTCTTTGCTGTGCCACTACTGGGTCTTTCCAAATACATACTTCACTAGAAAAAATCCATCCTTTGTCTTGAAACAATCTAATCACCTCACCCCTAAAATCACGCATGCCAATATGACCGTCACGAGTTTTAGAAGTCGGCAATTGCATACAATGCACACTCGCAAGTCTTCCATTCTTAGTAATTCTTAAAAGTTCTTCTACGATAAAGCCATAATGCTTATAAAAATCATCACCACTAGAATTAGATACGTCCCTATCCGAATTAGAAAATTTATACAAACCTTCAAATGGCGGGGAATGTATTGAATACCCGATACTTTCATCTGGCATAGTTGGCATTATCTCGCAACTGTCCCCTTCATAAATTGCGTATTCGTCCGTAATAACTTTGTTAATCGCTTTTATTTCATCCATTGTGGTATCTCCATTTTTTCTTGTGGTTTATAATTGGTAGTGTCTCTTATTGCGCCCCTAATGTTTTCAGCATTTAAGTCCGCCATATGTTTGACCATCATAGCCATCATTTTATCAGCTTGCAATTCTTTTCTTTTTAAATTTGAAACAACAGCCCCTTCAATTTCACTTGCAATAAAGTGAGCATAAACTTCGTTATTTTGTCCAAACCTCCAAAACCTTCTAATAGCTTGATAAACTTGCTCAAAACTATCGTTTAATCCAACAAAAGCAGTATTTGAGCAATGCTGAAAATTTAATCCAAATCCGCATATAGAAGGCTTACTTATTAAAACTTTAAATTCGCCATTTTGAAAACTCTCTAAAACATCCTCTTTATCTTTATCCTTCATTGAGCCTGTTACTTGTTTTGAATTAGGTATTAACTTATTCAATAAATCACTTTCATCGTTTAAATTGCACCATACAACCCAATAATCATTTTTCTTTTCAGATACTATTTGAGCGGCCTTTTCGCATCTTTCATTATATGTTGCACGTCTAGCCTTTAATCGCTCCCCTAACCCCCTAGCTTCAACAGGAAATAACATACCAGTATCAATATTGGATTTATATTCGACATCAACAGTATGTTGCATTTGATGCAATTTAGGTAAATCATAATCATCACCATTAAAACCTAAATCACGTGGATTTTGAAGCATTACAGACCAACTGGCCATCCACTCCCAAAACTTATCTTCTGCATGCCCTTTTAATCGCCAATCTTGCGTTTTGGCGGCATCATGAACAAAGAAAGTTGATAGCATATCGGTATATGACATTATGCCAGTAAATTCTGCATGATTACCCAATTCCATATAATCGTTAGGGCTTGGAGTTGCAGTCGCTGGTAACTTATAAGGAATATGTTTACATTCATTAATAAGCTTATTTCTGAATTTTCCAGTTTGATTCTTTAATATTGAACTTTCATCCAAAATAACACCGTTGTATTTACTCATATCAAAATGTTCTAATTTCTGATAATTTGTTATTTGTATAGGGCAATTACTTTCTTCTGAATCGCTAACTTGAACCGCATCAATACCGAATTTTTTAGCTTCTCGCACCATTTGAGCCGCAATAGCTAATGGTGTAAATATAATTGTTTTTTCTTTTTCATGCTCATAAAGTGCATTTGCCCATGACAATTCCATCAAAGACTTGCCTAGCCCAGTGCCAGCAAATAAAGCAGATTTGCCACGGTTTAAAGACCAATTAACAATTGAACGTTGAAAATCAAATAAATTATCGTTTAATGATGTTGGATTAAATCCACTAGCAGGGATACCGCTATCCTTACCCTTCAAAAATTCTTCATAACTTGTCATTTTTCTAAACTCCTAATTCTTCTTTTATTTGGTCAATTCGTGACGCTAAACCACATTGATTATATTTACGCAAAAACATAGCAACATCATCAAACGTGGCGCGTTTTTCAGGGTCACGCATTAATGGTATATTGTCATCTCTTGAATTAATTTCTTCAATTAAAATTTTAGTTGGCGTGTTTTCCAAAACATCATCGACATCAACATCAACATCGACATTTACAGTAACATAACTCATTATTTCATCTTTCTTTTATTAATCTTTTATAATTTATAAACTAATTATTTTATTAGTTAATAGCTATTTTCATTTTATTTCAATTTCTTTTTTCGCCACTACATTAATCCAATAATCACCATATTGTTTAAATTTCTTAATTGCCACGTCATCATTAGTATATCCATAGCGCGATATAAACGCCTTAGCTTCTTCTAACGCAGTATCGTCACTAGCGAATAAAACAGTCCCTGCTTTTACCTTATAAGTCATTAAAACGGTATCTCGTATTCTTCTTCAATTAATTCAGCTTCATTACTGTCAACAATTTCACTTTCACCATTTATAAAATCAAATTCAACACCAATAATCTTATCGAATTGACCTTCTTTTTTAACTATTACAAATTCTGGTTCTGGATAACCAAACTCAATAGCATCGTCAACCGTTTCTGGCATATCAGAAAACTCATCTCTTTTCTTGTGCCATTCCTTAGCCTTGCCTAGCGCAAATCCAGTATGCTCAAAACACACCCATTCTTTAAACACACCATCCATAGTGACATATTCAACACGCATAGTCGGCTTAGGCTCAATAAAGCCTTCTTTTTCTCTATCCTCTTTTTTAACCTTCTTATTATGCTTCACATAGTTTACACCCATAACCCTATACAGTTCTGGTTCAATATCAACACTCACCACGGCTTTTTTACTTGCGCTATTTTCCAAGCTTGCATCTAAGAAACTATAACTACACTCATAGCAATATTTTTGCCCTGCGTTACATGTAGCACCGCATGAGGGGCATGTTTTTGTTATTGCGTCACCCTTTACATCATTCTCACTTTCGCCCTTGTAAACCTTTCTAATCTCCACTTGGTCAATACAACCCAAAGCATCAACAACTCCGCCAAAATCCAATACCATGCAATCGGGTTTAATTCCATTAGCGATAGCGTCAAGCCTTCCTTGCTTAGTTGATAAGTCATAGCCATCAGCGTAAACCGTCCTGACTCCTCTGCCTACGCATTGAATATAGAGAACTGGCGATTTTAAAGGACGCATAAATACAATCATATCTATTAAAGGGCAATCATAACCAGTGGTTAAAACAGCAATATTTATTAAGTATTTATAAACTCCTGCTTCAAAATCTTTTAATATTTTATCTCTATTGTCTGTTTCTCCACTTAACGCAACTGCAGTTTCACCACGCGCCAACAATTCATCTCTAATATGATTTGCATGATCAACACCTGCCGCAAATATAAGACATTTTTTTCTATTAACAGCATGTTTAATAATGCCATCAACGCATGTTTTAGTAATGTCGTCTTTATCAATAGCCTTTTGAACTTGGCTTTCAATATATTCGCCATTGCGCGTACCTATGCCAGTAACATCCATTAAGTAATCGGCTTTTGGCGTAAATGGTTTAGTCCAATATCCTTGTTCAATCATATATGACATAGGTATTTCATACGCTACATCATCGAATAAACGCCCTTCGCCTTCGTCAAGCCTTCCTGTGTCAGACCTAAACGGCGTGCCTGTAAAACCAATTATTTTACAATTAGGATTAATAGCTAATACGCTATCAATGAATTTTCTGTAAGTTGTTTGGTCTTTGTGACTTATTAAGTGACATTCGTCAATCAAGATAATGTCAGGACATCTATTAAACCTATTAATTTTATTATGTACGCTTTGAATAGATGCAAATGTAATATCATTATATAGCTTCTTTTCACCTAATGACGCGCAATAAAACCCAAAGTCAGACAATGGATACTGACTATATAATTCTTCTGCCCCTTGTTGTAATAATTCTTTAACGTGCGTTAAAACTAATATTCTTGTTCTTGCATATCGCTCATGGACTTGGCGCATAAATTCAGCCATCAGGAGAGTCTTGCCGCCAGCCACTGGCACTACTACAAGTGGATTTTTACCCTTGTTTTTCTCATCAAACAAGTAATTCCACAATGAAGTTAGGCAAGCATCTTGATAATCGCGAAGTGTTTTCATTAGTATAATTTCTCAAATATTTTTGTAGTGACCACAGGCGAAACGGTATTACCCATTTGCTTATATGCCTGATTATCGGATAAATGAGATACCCAGTCATCTGGAAAACCATGCAACCTGCAACATTCAATAGGCGTTAATTCTCTCACATCATTATTAATAAAAATGCCGTGCCTATCTTGTGTAGTAAGCGTAAAGCATGATTCTGTCGATAAGCCACTTCCATTTTGCCTTTTGTTTTCAAATCTTCTTGGAGTAATAACCCAAGTGTAATCAGCGCCTAATCGAGATTTTGCGTTTCTGGTTGTAAGGCAATTGCTAAATTCTTGGAACGTGCCTTCACTCTTTTTATAACACAATTTTTCTGATGGGATGATAGGAAATACTTTTTGTCTACTTTTTCCTCTAATATGTCCGATAAAATATACTCGCTCTCTGTTTTGGGGTAAAAACCATCTAGTATTAAGCAATTGCCATTCGCAGTCATATAGCCCAATGTCGGCAATTTCTCGCAATACATCTGTAAAGGTTTTTCCTTCGTTATGACTAAAAAGTCCTTTGACGTTTTCAAAGATAAAAACTTCGGGTTTAAGTTCCCTAATAAGCCTTGTTGCTTCATAAAAAAGACCGCTTCGGCTGCCTTTAAGTCCTGCCCCTTTACCAGCAACCGAAACGTCTTGGCAAGGGAATCCGAAAGTAATGAGGTTGATTTTATGTCCGTTAATTTTTCCTTGAATAGGTTTAATTGATTTAATGTCATTCAATGCCTCGCTTTGTTGGAATTTTAATTTATATGTTATGTTAGCGTATTTGTCTATATCGCTATGAGCTTCATAACCGATATTAGCGCCCGCCTTTTCAAGCCCATACCTAAATCCACCACATCCAGAAAATAAATCTAAATAATTTATAGATAATTTATTATCCATGACATATCTCCCTATAATCGCAAAATTTACACTTCCAAAAGTCTTTATTTTCACTCAATCTCAATGGTTCTGACTTGGCTTCAATAATCTTTTTTGCCCTATCAATGTAATACAAAGCTACTTCCTTTTTATATTCAGTACGGCATGATTTATAATCACGACCGCCACCTAAGCTAACAGTTAAGTAATGCCTAGTTAATCCAAAATAATGCATATATAATTGAGCCTGAACATAATAAATCATGCTCCAATTTTCTAGCGCGTCCTTTTCGCCATAAGCCGCCAAGCATTTAATAAATTCATTATATTTTTTATGCTCGCATGATTTATGCTCCCATACGTGGGGATTTGAGGGGGATTGCAATAGCCCCTCAATAACACCATCACAATGCCCCCTAAATTTTCCATCTAAGTCAGAAAATCCGTATTGATAGCCATCAGGCTTATGCGTGTGAAGTTTTATACCTTCAATCATACGTAAACGCTCGGCTGTTAAATCCTCGGTTCTATGACCATCATCAAACATCATTAATGTTCTGGCTTTAAATGGTTTTCTAGGGTAATTATGATAGCCATAGTAAACAGCCCTAGCGCAATCATGCCCTATGCTAGACGCACCAAGGTATTCTCTTTGTTTTTCGTCTTTTTGCTTATTCTCTATGGCTTCATACATAGCCAATAAAGTAGGGTCATCTATTTCAAAGTTTAGTTTTACCATTTATATTGTACCGCCATTATTTAATAATTTGAAGAAGTGACATAGGCTTAGCAACGGTCTTATTTATTCCGCTTTAAACATCAAGCTTACTTTACCCTACGCGCTATAGGTGTTGAGATACTTTCTTTTAGCATATCACTTCATTAGAAGCCCCCATTTCTAAGGGCTTCCGAAAAAATGACATTAAAAAACTAAGAAGCCCAAGGCGGGGCATCACTCGATTGAGCGGGTTGCGTGGCCTGTGTAGATTGAGTAGCTTGATGTTGCGTTTGAGCCGCGTCTTGCGCTGGTGGTGTAAAGCCTTGGTTAGCACCACTAACGCCAACGCTAGGCAACGCGGAATAAGATTTAATACGGCTTACGTCCCATTCTGGTTTATGCGCCCCTGTTTCCTTATCCTTGCCCTTAGACGTCATTGTAGTGATTAGTAAAGGCTTGTTGTGGAATAATTCCGTATTGTTAAAATTATCAAGCCCTAAAGCGTCAGCAATTTGCCCTAAGTTACCAAGAGCGGCAACCGCCCATGTAAAAGTAGGCTTATCCGCTTTAATGGCAGTATTGTCATTAATCCCTAAACGATGCTCAAATTTAGTGTCTTGATATTCGCCCTCAGTAATTACAACATCCAAAACCAAGTCGTCTGGCTTGCCTTCAAATGGTGACTTATCAAGTCTTGAGTTTAAAATAATCGCCTTGTAGTCCGCATCTGGAACTTTGACATTATTATATGAAGTCGTTTTAACTTCATTTGTTACGTATGTTTGACTTAGTTGCACCATATTATTTTCTCCTTTTATGGTTTAGTTTTTAGCGGTTAGTTTAAAATTTTCTTATGTAACGATGGCAAGTCTTGTGGTTCAAACTGTTTAACATATAAACCCTTACCTTCTGGCTTTCTTATACCAGCAGAATATTGATTATCGCCCTCGCATTGCAACATATAATATTTTTTACCGTCATGCTCTAAAATTCTAGTGAATAAAACGGCATCAAATTTATATGGTATTTTATTCTCAATCTTAGCCCATGGCATAATTGTACCGTAAATCTGTCCGCCTGTTGTATCGTCATTAATCATGCCCTGTTGTCCAATACACACCAAATTAACATTTAATGATTTAAGCCTAACAATAATCTTTTCAAAGTAGGCTTCAAATTCAGTATAGGCGTTACGCTTATCCTTTTCAGCATCACGCAATTCGTTAAAGGCCTTGCTCATAAAGTCAGAAATACTATCAATAAATAACCATTTTGGTCTATCGCCCTGCGCCATACCTTCAAGCCAGTTAATGATATCATCCAATTCTTTAATGGTATAAGCGTTTAAAACATTAATACCCGCGCCATAAATAGACGCTAGGTTATTCTCACTATTAATCAATAACGCGCCTTCGTCTTTAGCTGATTTAATTAAGCTAGTTTTACCCGTTTTTGTTAATCCAGAAATCAAATAGCTTAAATTATAAATTTCTTGATTGTCTGTATTGTATGGTTTCATTTTCTATCCTTTGTTAATTACTAATTTTGCAGTTTCTATTAATACTTCAAGCCTATCTTGAAAATTGATATAATCTATTTTCCCGTCTTGATTTTCTTGTTCGCCTTCAATAGTGAAATAATTAATGGCTTGCAATATCTTTTCTTCATTCGTCATTTTCTTTTACCTCAATTTTTGCTTTGTTTGGCTTAACCGTTCTGGCATCCATAAAAGCATTTTGGATAGGTTTTGACCAACTTTTAAATGCGTTCTCACTAACTTTATATTCTTTCTTCATATAAAGATTTAAATCGTCACCGCTACCAGAAATCTTATCGGCTAATAAATCAAGCTTTTCTTGGTTATATTTAATGTTTTTAGAAACAGTAAATTTTACATTATAACCTTCATATTCTACCGTTGCAGTACCGCAATTATAATCTTTATCTTTTAATTGCATTTCTAATTTTTCATTAACATCATATAAAATGCTTTTTTCAATATTAGATATAGCCTTTGCAACTCGCTTTTTTTCTTTAAGCAAGTCTAAGTAAACTGTAATTTTATTGTTTTTAGTCATTTGTTTCTACCTCTTTAAATTTTCCATTTTCAACACCATACCATACATTTTCCTTTAACCCATCCTGACCTATGATACCGCACACATAATGTGTGGGCTTTAAATCATCGTCAAATTCACAAATGGCAATCGGAGTTCCATTCACAGCCTTAACTGTTGATTTATATCCAGAACACGCAATATTAGATTGTTTTCCAGTAACTTCGTTCTGAGCATAGTTACCTGATGATGCGTTCTTAGCATTGTCACCTGA